GCCGAGGGTCAAGCCAAGTCAAAAGTGACAAAGCTAGCCTAACTTAACCCCGAGGGGAGAGCAATCTCCCCTCACAACAAACTGGAGACAATTATGTCAATGAAAGATTGTAAAAGAGAGTACCGAGTAGATTGGATTGAATACGGAAACCTTTACTCAAGATGGTACTACAAGGAAGCTGACGCCAAGAACCTAGCATTCAAGCTGAAGCATGATACAGAGATCGAAGCAGACAATGTAACAGTCTCACACAACCCAGCTAGGAAACTACACTAAGAAGAACGGAGGGAGCCTAACAAGCTCTCTCCTTTTTTTGTCTTTTATTTTTTAATATATATATAATCCCATACGTCGGGGGGTTTCGGCACGACATTATCTTAGATTAAACGTCAAGTTAAACCTTTAGTTTACAGGTTGTGGCTCATTTGGTGTAAAGTTATACAACTATCTAGTATCTAAAAGCATACTTGACACAACATGTTGAGTTTTAGATAGCGAAAGTTTACAACAGAATAACCAAATGTCCTTTGTTAACGCGGGTTTACACCATATACGCAGGAGAATACTATCTAAACTATCTAAATTATCTATTAAATTTACATACATCACTCTCCAAATCTAAATCTAGTGTAATATAAGGAAATTTGCGTAGTTAAAGATTACTTTCTAAAACTTAGATACTTTAGATACTTCCTCTCAACCCCTTACAAACAAACGATTACACCTATCTACTAACCCTATATAAACCACAACATACACACAGATAGTGCCACCCACCAGTAGATAATTAGTAGTTTAAACTTGACGCTTTCTCTGTGTACGGGGCCAAACTTGACAAATCGAGGCTCGTCGCCCAAACTGGCGAAGCCTCTCGGGGATTGTTTTAATACAATTCATCAAGGGGTATTTAACTTAACTTAACTGGAGGTCATAATGGCTAAAATATACGAAGGTAATGTATCAATCTTTAAGAACACTAAGAATAACATTGTTGTAAAGGCAGATCCTGAGGGGCAGTTCAATGCTGAATCAGTTGATGAGCTTTCAAAGACAATGACAGAGCTTGGTACAAAGTTGAAGGCTGAAGTAAACTTCTTCATACCTGAATCTAATACTGGTGACTTGAAAGCAATGTTACTAGTGAATCGTTGGGGTGCTCCTTATGTAGCATTCTTACCAACATCTACAACTGGCACTAAGAGCAAGGTTGAGAAACTTGCTTAATCATAATCAGGGAGAGTGGTGTATTACTGCTCTCCCTTTTCGTGTTTCATTAATCAATTTATGGAGGTTTATATGTCTCAATGTGTAATGTGTGATGCAGATATACATGACAAACGTGTAAGTTTAGGATACACTACTTGCATGATTTGTGGTGACAAGGAAGCTCAAAAGGTAGTGCATACTGTACTACCAATGCACAAATCTAACTACATGTTAGTGACCAATCGTAAGGACTTGATTGGTTTCAATACGAAAGGAGGTTTAGTAAAATGAAATCTTGGATAATATATGGAATTGTTGCAGGAGGTATCGGTGGGTTTATATATTACTTACTGTATAGCTTTGCACAATCGGTAGGACTATGATGTACAAAAGTTTACAGTACATTGGTGCTACCATCTTAATCGTTGTATTCACTCTGTTAATAGTGTTCACCCTAATCAATTTCATGCTCGGTTGTGAGTCATGGGATGAACAGTATTGGACTGCTTACAACTCTTGTTTAACACCAACCGAGTTTATAAGGATATTACTACCATGACAAAAACTGCACTGAAACTTTTCATGCTTAAGCATTCGAAAGGTGGAGCAATAGTGAAGGATGATGACGGCAATCCATTAACCTTCCACGACAAGATGATTGCCAAAGCTAGTAGGGTAGGTAAACAAGTTGTTACCTATGGCCCTGACCATCGTAAATACAAAGGAGGTAAATGATGCGAGCTACATTACTAAAATCAACTATTAAATCCCTGTTCCCTACTCAACGTACAGCGGCGATTGAAGGATCTCCGGGAGGAGGTAAGACAACCATCTGTGAAGAAGTTGCTAAAGAACTAGACGTAGGTTTCATTGAGAAACATATGCCTACAATGCTAGTAGAGGACTTCGGTATCATGTATCCCAATGGTGATGACATGTTACATTACAAGTTACCTGATTGGTTTCCATCAGATGACAGGACAGATATACCTGACACTGGTATCTTATGTTTCGATGACAGGAACCAAGCTAATGCAGACTTACAGAAAGTCTTAGCTAACATCTGTCAAGCTAGAAACCTACATGGTAAACCACTCAAGAAAGGTTGGATGGTTGTCTCGACAGGTAACAGACAGTCTGACAGGGCAGGTGCTAACAGAGTGTTATCTCACTTGCGTAATCGTGAAACTGTATATGAACTTGAGACTCACCTTGATGACTGGTGTAGTTGGGCAATCGACCATGGTGTCAAGTCTGAGGTTATCTCGTTCATTCGATTCAGACCTAACTTACTGCATGACTTCGATGCACAGCGTGACCAAAACCCTACACCACGTTCATGGGTTGAGGGTGTATCCGATGCACTTGGTATTGTACCTGCTGAAGCAGAGTATGAAACATTCAAGGGTGCTGTCGGTGAAGGTGCAGCAGCAGAGTTTGTAGGTTTCGTTAAGATATATCGTAAGCTACCAAATCCTGACAACATCATCATGAATCCTACTACAGCCGAGGTTCCTGATGACCCTGCTACGTTGTATGCACTGTCTGGTGCTATTGCAGAACGAGCAACTGAGAACAACTTCGAACGTGTTGTGACATATGCTGAGCGTATGCCACCTGAGTTTTCAGTTCTATCAGTATCGTATGCAAGTCGTAAGAATCCAGACCTTGCTTCAACGCAAGCGTTTACAAAGTGGGCTGTTAACCATCAAGACGTACTATTCTAGGAGGTAAGTATGAAACTAAGTGACAAAGCACTACTGGTGCAACTCAATGTATCACAGTGGACTGCTCGTAAGTATGACAAACGTGCTACTGAACAGGTAGCACAGCATAACAATACTACGATTGGTGCAGGTAGATACAACAAATCGTTGTTACCAATGAATGATTATCTAGATAATGTTCACAAGAAAACTACAGCTATTCGTGCCAAGTATTATGCCAATACCCTACCATGGGGTATTGAGGGTACGATGTTGTTACCATCTGCAAACTATCTAAACTTTATGACTGAGTTTAGGAATGAGAAAGCTGAATGGCAACAACTTGTGAATACATTTTGGGATGAGTATCCAAGACTTAAACAGGATGCACAACGATTCCTTGGTAATCTTTACAATGCTAATGACTACCCTATGCTTCACGATATACAGCGTAGGTTCAACATGGACTTGGCTGTATTCCCTGTACCATCTAATGACTTTCGTGTTCAGATTTCAGATGAGGAACTAAGTCGTATCCAATCTGATGTTGAGACGAGGGTACAAGATGCGGCTGAACAAGCAATGAAAGAAGCTTGGCAACGATTGTATGACAAGGTCAAACATATTGCTGAGAAACTTGCAGACCCTAAAGCTATCTTCCGAGATACTCTCGTTGATAACACCAAGGAAGTTTGTTCGGTTCTATCAAGACTTAACTTTGCTGATGACCCTGACTTGGAAGCTATGCGCCAACAAGTTGAACAGTCATTAGTCAACAACCACCCTGACAGTTTGCGTAATGACCCTGACTTGAGACGTGTGAAAGCGGCTGAAGCTAAGGACATTATGAACAAGATGGGTGCATTTATGGGAGGTAACTAATGCAAGATGTAACTAAACGAATCAGTAAAGCTAAGACAGCATTGATTCTTGAGCATCCATTCATTGGTAGTGTTGCTCTCAATATGCCAATGAGTATTGATAACTCAGTACCTACTGCGGCAACCAATGGTAAACGTGTCCTATTCAATGAGGAGTTTTGTAATGGGTTGAGTGATGAGGAACTTAAGTTCCTTGTTGCTCACGAATGTATGCACCCTATGTTGGAACACAATTTCCGTAGGGGTGAGCGTGATGCTTACAAATGGAATCAAGCGGCTGACTATGTAATCAACAAGCTGTTGACAGATGAGGGTATCGGTAAGATGCCTGCACAAGGTTTGCTTGATGACAATATATACAAGCAAGGTGGAGGTACCAGTGATGGTATCTTCAACCTTCTACCTGACACACCTGAAGATGGGCAAGGTAATGGTGGTCAAGGTCAACCACTTGACAGTTGTGAAGATGGGCAAGGTTCACCTGCTGAAGTATCACAACAACAAGCCGAGTGGAAAGTCAAAGTTGCACAAGCGGCTCAGTCTGCAAAGATGATGGGCAAGATGAGTGCAGGACTTGAACGTCTAGTTGATGAGATCCTTAAACCCAAAGTGGACTGGAGGGATGTCTTACAGAGATTTGTTGTCAAGTGTCGGTCTGACCAACGCTCATGGGCTAGACCAAACAGACGATTCTTATCACAAGGATTGTACTTACCTAGTGTATCAGGTGAATCACTAGGAGAGATTGCCTTTGCTGTCGATTGTTCAGGCTCGATTGGTCAAGATGAAATCAATCAGTTTGCTAGTGAGATTACTACAGTATGGCAAGACCAAAAACCAACCAAGGTTCATGTGATTTATTTTGATTCCGAAGTATCACATTATGATGAGTTCGGACAAGATGATGAACCTATTGTGAAACCACATGGTGGAGGTGGTACTGCGTTTAGTCCTGTATTCAAGTACATGACTGAGCATGGCATTGAACCTGTAGCATGTATATTTTTAACTGACCTTTGCTGTGATGACTTTGGTGATGCACCTGACTACCCAGTTCTATGGGTGTCAACGCATGATGACAAGGCACCATTCGGTGAAGTTGTAATGATGGAGGATAATAATGGGTGAAGTTAAAAAACTAATGATTGAGGCAGAGACTATGTTGGTCACTTGCCTTGATGACTGGGGCATGACCAACGAACAAGCATTTACCAAGATAGGTAAAGAGTTAGGAACAATGGCTGAACAGCATGTTCGTGACTTAGTTAATCAATGGAACAAAGGAGACCAAGATGGCAACTGTAAGATTTAGTGAACAATTAAAAGATACTATACAAGGCAATGCTAAAGCTATGTTCAAAGCAAACATAGAAAAAGCTAAGAAAGATGTACCTGCACATTGGGCAGATAAGATGTACCAATGTTTCTTTCCTGCTGAAATCATAGCAAAGTTCAAAGCATTACCTGATTATGCAATGGACAAGGAAGAAACTATAACATTCTGTGGGTTTCACAATGAACCCGAAGATGTGTTTCAAACTGCTGAGTACAACACCAAAGCATACAAATGTGATGGTGTAAGACTTGAGTTTAGTACAGCACAACCATGGCCTAGAAACTTTAGTAAAGAAGTTACAGGTTTTAACAATGGGTACAGTACAGGTACTTGTGACTTCAATGACACAAGATGGGATTGGTTGAAGCCTGAGTTCAAAGAATACAATCGTAAAATCTTTGAACAAGAATCTAAACAAGAGAAGTTTCTTGAAGGTGTTAAGGCAATCATCAACACCTACAGCACGTTGGCACCTGCATTGAAAGCATGGCCTGCACTGTGGGATTTAATACCTGATGAAGCAAAGGAACGTCACAAGAAGATTGTTGAGAAGAAGAAAGCCGAAGTAGCAGACATAGGGGCAGACCTAGATGGTATGACTGCGGCTGTAACATTTAATAAACTAACCAAGTAAGGAGTAATCATGTACACATGGTGGCAGAGTGATAGGTCTCTTAATACCTACGAAGAAATGTTGACATCATTCAACACAGCAAGGTGGCCTGATAAAGGCAAGCCTGTCAATCAAAACTGGAGACTGTTTAAACAGGGCGATGCAATTCGTATTGTGTGTCAAGGCTATGGTACTGAACCATTGGCTGACATAACACCTGACAACATCATCACGTTTGTGGCTAAAGAAAGTCACATCATTAGTATGTCTCAGTCTTATGTATCATCTTTCTATAGATGGTTTCCATTTGTAATCAACAGACATCGTAAAGGTTTGTATCGTATTCGTCATACTAAGAACCTTGATGCTCAGATACATGAGGAAACTAAGGGTAGTGATAGTCAATCATCATACAGTACGTTTAATTCTGTTATGAACAGTGGGCCTTCATACTTCTGTGGCATACAGTTCAACTTGTTGACAGGTGAGTGTCTTAACCAGAAGCCTGACGATAAGTTCATTGAGATACCTGCAAAGCGGAAAGAGTGGAGGCAAATGCTTACTGCTTACAAGAAAGGTTTGAAAGCTAGAGCCAAAGTTCATGCACTTGATGCTATCGCTTTAGAAGTTATCAAGGAACGAGAACAAACACAAAACCATTATCATGCAAGACAACCCGATTGGTCATCAGAAGAATGGCTAGATTGTCTACAAGAAAGCATGACTACATTGGACTTTCCTAAACATCTTCTCAAAGGTTTTATAGAATCGGCTATGAGCAACAGAGGATGGGGCAGACAAACAGAAGTACCAACAGTAGATGAATTAATCAGAACAGTAGATAGGATATTTGCTGACTTAAGTATCCCATTGCGTAGACGATTCAAAGTGTTTCAATCAGAAGGACATGATGAACGTACTGCTGATAAGCATCGCTATGGTGGTTACAAACTTGAGGTATCTTAACATGACAGTATTAGTATGGGATGGATTAAGTTTAGCTACTGACAGACAAGCTAATGATGGTTCTGCTAAATGGGAATCAGATAAAGCTTGGTATGTATCAGATAAAAAGACAGGTAAGATATGTATTGTATCGGGAGTGGGATTACTTGATGATGTAATCAAACTTAGAGAGTGGTACAGAGAAGGTGCCTTACCTGAATCATTCCCTGAACTTACAAAGAAAAGCTCACAGCTGATTGTAATTCACAGGGATACAGGTTTGTGGTTGTACGATGGCATTGCTCATCCAGTACACTACGGACACAATCTTCACGCCTTTGGTCATGGTAAAGACTTTGCTTATGGGGCATTAGCTATGGGTGCTACTGCCGCTGAAGCTGTAGATGCTTGCAATGTATACAGTCTACATTGTGGAAAAGGTGTGGGTATATATAACTTAAATGGAGAAACAGATGTCAAAGAAGTCTAAATACAATCGGAACAACATACTTAAAAAAGCTGACAAGCTAACATCTACTGATAGAGAAGTAGAACATGGTGATGCTAGTAAGAACTTTGAGATGGTGTCTGATTTATGGAGTACATATTTAGGTGTGGATATATTCCCACATGAAGTACCCATGATGATGGTGCTGTATAAGGTGGCTAGGACTACAGAGAATCCACACAATGTGGATAACTATGTGGATACTTGTGGCTATGGAGCCTTAGCAGGTGAGCAGGTTCCTAATATAAATAAGACAAGGGAGAAGTAATGGACATCGTAACCATAGATTTTGAGACTTATTATGACAGAGAATATTCTTTGTCGAAGATGACAACAGAGGCATACATTCGTGATGATAGGTTTGAAGTCATTGGTGTCGGTGTCAAAGTTAATAACCACCCTACTGATTGGTATAGTGGTAATGATGTGGGCAAGTTTCTAAACTCGTTGGACTATTCTAACAAGGCGATACTTGCTCACAATACTGTATTCGATGGAGCGATATTGTCATGGCACTATGGTATCAAGCCTAAACTTTGGTTCGATACTTTATCTATGGCAAGACCATATCATAATGCAACTGTGGGGGGTTCACTTAAGAATTTAGTTAGACATTATAACTTAGGTAAGAAAGGTGATGAGGTTGTACAGGCATTAGGTAAACGTCGACAGGACTTCACACCCGAAGAACTAGATAGGTATGCAAGCTATTGTGTCAATGATGTTGACCTTACTTATCAACTGTTCAAAGTGTTAGCTAAAAAGTTTCCACCGACAGAGTTATTGGTGATTGACCAAACCATGCGTATGTATACTGAGCCGACTATCGTACTTGATGGCGATTCATTGGCGGATCATCTCGTGCAAGTCAAGGCAAACAAACAGAAACTTATTGATGATTTAGCGTTGAAGGGTTTGAGTCAGGAGAAAGTCAAGAAAGCACTGATGTCTAATCAAATCTTTGCTAAGTTACTAAAGACTGTGGGCGTAGAACCACCGACTAAGATAAGTTTGAGGACAGGCAAAGAGTCTTTTGCTTTTGCAAAGACAGATAAAGAGTTCACTAATTTATTAGAACACCCCGACGCTAGGGTGCAGAATTTGGTCGCGGCTCGGCTCGGCACAAAATCGACAATAGAGGAGACGCGGACTGAGAACCTTATAAAGGTATCAAAACGTGGTCGCCTACCTATCATGCTTAATTATTATGGAGCGCATACAGGCAGGTTTAGTGGTGGTGATAAACTTAACTTACAGAACCTACCCCGTAGTGGTGCTATTCGTAAAGCTATCACAGCGCCCCTTGGAGAATCATTACTTGCATGTGACTTGTCACAAATTGAAGCGCGTATGGTTGCGTATGTTGCAGGACAAGATGATTTACTTGAAGCCTTTCGTGAGGGTCGTGATGTTTATAGTGAGTTCGCTAGTGAGGTATATAATAAGAGAGTGACCAAAGAGGACAAGGTCGCAAGGTTTGTTGGTAAGACTTGCATCCTAGGTTTGGGTTATGGCATGGGTCATGTGAAGTTTAGGAATACTCTTGCTCTTGGTATGGGTGGCATATCTCTAGATATAGATGAGAATGAGGCACAAAGAATTGTAAACTTATATAGGAATAAGAACCATAAGATAACTTCATTTTGGAATAGATGTAACCATGCACTTACTGAAATGGTAGCAGGTCGTAGTGGTAG